ATCGAAGCAGAGAGAAAATTTAACGAAGAATTAAATCGAAGAGTTACTCTTCCTTCGGAAACACCAATCGGACAAATTTTATCAACACCACAAACAACCACGGTCCCTGAACCGTTGATCACGCCTGATGTTCCAGAGGAGAAAACAAAAGTAGAAGACGTAGGAATGACAGCATCTCCTGATGCTAAACTTTCCGATTTGATTATGACAATGAAAGGTGATAATAATGAACAAGATGAAACAAAGTCTCTTACAACTAGCCAAAGCGAAAAGGGAAAAGAACCAATTACGCAAACCCTTGAATCGTCCACAGCGCAACTTGGATCAGAGTTACAGCAATCTGACCAAGGAAGAAAAGCAGAGACTATTAGCGAACTACCTCTAGTAAAGGCTTCTCAAGAACAAGGTGTTACTTTTTTCTCAGATATCTTAGGTGGTGAATTATATGTTCCTAAAAAAAGTTATGAACAGTTGTTGGATACTTCTGATGCTATGGAAGCAACAAAGATATTCGATGAAAAGAGAACAGGCAATTTTGAAAATCATATCTTTACGAGCATACCGACATTTAAAGAAGCACAGATAGCCACTGCTGAAGCTATTGCAAAGACTCTTCCTAAAGACGGAACCATTATTGATATTGGTGGAACCGAAGGAGGTTTTGTGAATACGATTGCAGAACTCAATCCTGATATCGAAGGAATCGTTTTAGATCCTAATCCCAAAGCTGAAGAATCTTTCTTAAAACAAAAATTACCGAACACAGAATTTATTCGAGAAGCATTTACTACGAACCCTGAAGATTTTGGTAAATATGCTTTTACAGAAAAAGGAGTTGATGTGGATTATTTTGATCCTAAAGATATTCCAGATAACTCTGTTGATGCCTTTTCGGAAAAAATGGTATTTCAATTTATTGACAATCAACGAGCAGATAAAATTAAATTATTAAAATCAAAGTTAAAACCTGATGGATTTGCAATCTTTGAGGAAAAGTTTTTTACTTCTAAAGATGATCCAGTTTGGCAAGAGAACGAACAAAAGAAAAACGAATTTAAATCTCAGTATTACGATCCTGAACAAATTACCGAAAAAGAAGAAATTGTTTTAACTGGAATGAATGAACGACAAGTTCCTTCTGATTTATTTGAAAGAGTATTGAAGAATAATTTTAACAATGTTGTACAATATTGGGATTCAGGTAATTTTAAAGGATACGTCGCTTCTGATAGTGCTGATACGATAACAAAGTTTTTAGATAATATGGTCGATTTAAACAGTGAGTACTCAAATGTTGTGACTCCTAACTTTATTACAAAAACAATCGATAAAAAACGAAGAGGAGGACCTATATCGATACCAAAAATAGACATGTTGTAAATGGTCGATTAGGTGATATAAATTAAATTATGGCAGATAATATTGATAAAGGACTCTATCAAACAGGAGCTCCTGAACTAGAGATTCTTAAATCCGAAACAGAAGTCGAGATCGACGGTCAACGAATACCGACTCCTGAAGGATTAGAAATTGAAATGAGCGAAGATGGAGGGGCAACTCTTGACTTTGATCCTATGTCCGATATTCCTGAAGAAGTTGAGTTTTATTCAAACTTAGCTGAAGTCATGGATGAAAGCGAACTAGATCGCTTAAGTGATGAATTACTTTCTGAATTAGAAAATGATCGTTCTTCTCGTAAGGATTGGGAAGACGGATATATCAAAGGTTTAGATTTATTAGGATTCAAATACGAAGAGAGAACTAGACCTTTCCAAGGTGCGAGTGGTGTCACACATCCTTTGTTAGCTGAAAGTGCCACACAGTTTCAAGCAACAGCGTTTAAAGAACTTTTACCCGCAGGGGGACCAGTCAGAACTGTTGTTATGGGAGAAGACACTCCAGAAAAATATTCTCAGTCACAACGTGTGCAAGAGTTTATGAATTATCAATTGATGAACAAAATGGAAGACTACACTCCTGAGTATGATCAAATGTTATTTTATTTACCTCTCGCAGGTTCGACGTTTAAAAAAGTTTATTACGATGAGTTAATGGATCGACCAGTATCGAAGTTCGTTCCTGCGGAAGACTTAGTTGTCAACTATGGAGCTAGTGATTTAGATTCTTGTGAAAGAATTACTCACATCATCAACATGAGTTACAATGACTTTAGAAAAAAACAAGTTTCAGGTTTTTATAAAGATATCGAAATCATTCCTTCAGAAGTAGATCGCTCGGAAGTACAAAAGAAGTATGATGATATTGAAGGTGTAAAACCTTCCTACATTGACAAAGAAGTAAGATTATATGAATTCCATACATCTTTAGACCTAGAAGGTTTTGAAGACATAGGTATGGATGGTGAGCCCACAGGAATTAAAATACCCTACATTGTAACCATTGAAGATAGTTCAGGTAAAGTTGTTGGTATTCGTCGAAACTATGAAAAGGATGATGAGAAAAAATTAAAGAAAAGATATTTTGTTCATTATAAGTTTTTACCAGGTTTAGGTTTCTATGGTTTTGGTTTAATTCATTTAATTGGATCTTTATCAAGAACAGCTACAAAAATTTTACGACAATTGATTGACGCAGGTACATTATCCAATTTACCAGCAGGATTTAAGTCACGAGGACTTAAAATTAGAGACGATGCAGCGCCTATCCAACCAGGAGAATTTAGAGACATTGATGCACCGAATGGTGACTTACGAAATGCTCTTATGCCTTTACCTTACAAAGAACCCTCTCAGACCTTATACAGCCTATTAGGATTTGTTGTTCAATCAGGTCAGAGATTTGCTGCGATCACTGATATGCAAGTGGGAGACGCTAATCAAAATGCACCAGTTGGAACAACCATGGCATTATTAGAGAGGGGCTCAAAAGTGATGAGTGGTATCCACAAAAGATGTCACTATTCTCAGAAAAAAGAATTCAAACTATTGTTTGATGTTTTTGCTGATTATCTACCTGAAACCTATCCTTATTCTGTGGAAGGTGCAGAGAGAACAGTTAAAGCAGAAGACTTTAGTGATCGTGTGGATGTTTTACCAGTTTCTGATCCTAACATTTTCTCAACTACACAAAGAGTTACCTTGGCTCAAACCGAATTACAATTAGCACAAAGTGCCCCTGATATTCATAATATCAAAGAAGCTTACAGAAGAATGTATGAAGCTTTAGGAGTCAAAGACATTGATCAGATTTTAAGAAAAGATACTCCGACTGCTCCCAAAGATCCAGCCACGGAGCACGCTGATTTACTCGATGGTAATTTAATGAGAGCGTATGAAGGACAAGATCACGATGCTCACATTCAAAACCATTTAATCTTTGGAACGAATCAAATGATTTTAGGTAATCCTCCGATGGCGATGAAATTACAAAAACACGTTTTAGAACATGTTTCTTTAAAAGCAAAAGAACAAGCAATGTTCTTAGCTCAACAACAACAAGTTCCTCAAGAACAATTAGATTCTGTGATCGCGAAGCTCGAAGCACAGTTCATGGCAGAGATTAAACAGCTCTCAGGACAGCTCAGTGGTCAAGGCCAACCTGATCCTGTAGTTCAATTAAAACAACAAGAACTACAACAAGATGCAATGAAAGATCAAATGGATGCACAAGTGGATCAAGCAAAACTACAATTAGATGCAGAGAGACTTAGACAAAGAACTGCGATTGATCAAGCAAGAATTCAAAAAGATTATGACATTGCTGACAAGCGTGCTGAAGTACAGTACGACAAGATGACAACACAGACTTTAAATCAGGAGAGAAGAGATGCCACTAACCGAAAAAGGTAAAAAGATTATGAAGTCAATGAAGAAAGAATATGGTAAGAAAAAAGGAGAACAAGTATTTTACGCTTCTAAGAACAAAGGTACAATAAAGAAAGTAGAAAAGAAAAATGGAAAATAAAAACAAAACATCCTATCATCTAAGGATGATTGATGATGTTACTAAAAAAAGAGTTCAAAAAATTATCAATAGCACAAGAGATTTTGTTCAAGAACAAGCTGAACAAGGTGTTGATTTAATTGAACTAGCTCAGGTATTGTTGACCATGAGTAGAGACACCTTAGTTGATGCTTATGGTGAATATGTAGCAGATAACTATATTGCTCAGCAAATTAGTTATTTGAAAACTCAAGAAAATAGTTTAACATTACACTAATGAAAAAGTTAACAAAAACAATCCCCCCTAAAAAGGGCCCTGTTTCTCAGGGAGAATCTATTCCACCAGGTAAGATCATGAAAGTTGGATCTGTACCTGAGGATAAAAAACACAAACGTGGTTATGGAATAGCATCTAAAGGTCTTAAATTTGAAGGAGTATTTTAATGAAAAAAATACTGTTAAAAGTTAAAAGCTTTACTTCTAATGTCAAGAAACGTGATGCAATTATAGCTATCGTATTCTTTGCGTTAGGGGTATATTTTGGTTCTTAGTAAAATATTAGGTGGATCTTTAGTCGACACGGTCGGTAAGGTTATCGACTCTGTACATACTTCCGAAGAAGAAAAAGGTCAAATTAGAATTAAACTTCAAGAGCTTGAAAATGAAATTAATTCTAAACAAATGGATATTAATTTAGCCGATGCTCAATCTACAGCTACCGATATTTCAGGTTTACTGCAACGTTCTTGGCGCCCCCTCATTGGATTTAGTGCAGCATTGGCCATATTTTTCGAATATGTCCTTAAACCTTTTATCGTGTTCTTTTTAGGAATTTTTCAAATCGAAGTTGGTCCTCTTCCTCAAATGGATATGGAACAACTCATGCCATTAGTCATGGCTCTCCTAGGAATGGCCGGCTTGAGAACATTCGAAAAATCTAAAAAGATTACAAAATAATGCAAGAGAGTTTCGACTACCACGTTAAAAAGCTTATTCAAGAACGAATCAACGATAAGAAAGATGATTTGTTGAGTAGGAGTCTTAGTTCATTTGATCAATATCAATATGAGTTAGGAAAGTTACACGCTTTACAGCAGTTATTAATGGACTATCAAGAAATATACAAGAAGGTGTTTAAAGATGAGTAGATTAATTTTACCAGAAGGTTTTAATAAAAAACCTTTGACTAAAAAAGAAGAGAAGAAAGACAAAGAAGAAGGTCCTGCGTTAGAAAGAATACCACAAGCAACAGGATGGCGAATGGTTGTTTTACCTTACAGAGGAACAGAAAAAACTAAAGGTGGTTTGTATCTCACCGACAAAGCTGTGGAAGAACAACAACTTACAACGAACGTTGGAATGATCTTAAGTATGGGATCAGATGCTTATGCTGATAAAGATAAGTTCCCTAATGGTCCGTGGTGTAAGAAAGGCGATTGGGTTGTCTTTGCAAGATACGCTGGATCAAGAGTTAAAATTGAAGGTGGAGAAATTCGTATTCTCAATGATGATGAAATTTTAGCTAAATTGAAAGACCCAAAAGACGTACTAACAATTTATTAAGGAGATAAATATGGCTGACGAAAAAATGGTAGACCTTGACACTACTGGAGAAAGTCAAGAGGTTGAACTTCAAGAAGAAGATAAATCTACTGAAGATAGTAAAGTCCAAGACAAAGAAGCTACTTCTCAAACAGATGCTTCTTCTAATGAAGATTTCAACGACGACTCTAATGATGATTCTAAAGAAGACGGTTTAGATAAATACTCTAAAAATGTTCAACGAAGAATCAAAAAACTTTTAGATAGAATCGAAAAGACTGAACAAAGAGAGCAAGAAGCTCTTCGCTTTGCTGAAAGTGCAAAGAAAAAATACACCGAGTATGAAAATAAAATTAAGTCTTTAGATGAAAACTATCTTACAGAGTATGAAACAAGAGTTAAGTCTCAGATTGAACAAGCTAAAAAAGCTTATCAAGATGCTTTGTATAACAACGATGTCAATGCTCAAGTTGATGCTCAAAGAGCCTTAACAAGATTAGCGATTGAAGAGGAAAGAGCTATTGCTTCTAAGCAACAAAGAGAACAGTTATTAAAACAACAAGAAGGATTAATGGCTGAAAGACCTCAAGCTCAAGTACCTATTCAAAGACAGCCTGACCCTAGAGCAGAACAATGGGCAGAAGATAATAAATGGTTTGGACAAGATGAAGCCATGACATTTACTGCTTTAGCTCATCATAAAAAGCTTTTAAGAGAAGGTTTTGATCCTAAAAGTGATGAATACTACGAAGAAATTAATTCTTATATGAAGAGTCAATTTCCAAATAAATTTCAAAACCAACAAACAGAAGTGAAGGAAAAAGCACCACAAACAGTGGCTGGATCTTCTCGAACAGGTAAATCAAGTGGTTCTAAGAGAAAAGTTACTCTCACCCCTAGTCAAGTTGCAATTGCAAAAAAATTAGGAGTACCTCTTGAAGAATACGCAAAATATCTATAGATTGGAGACAATATGGTAAATAAAACGCTAAGATCCAGTGAGACTAGGGAAAAGACAGCTCGTAAAAAAGGTTGGACTAGACCGTCTGCATTGGACGCACCCCCAGCTCCAGATGGTTACAAACATCGATGGATCAGGGAATCAGTCAGAGGATTTGATGATTATAAAAACATCAGTGGTAAATTACGAGAAGGCTGGGAATTAGTTCGAGCCGACGAGTATCCTGACTGGGAACTTCCTACTATCGAAGATGGTAAACACGCTGGTGTTATAGGGGTAGGTGGGTTGCTGTTAGCTCGCATGCCAGTAGAGACAATTGAAGAGCGTAATGCTTATTACAGAAGCTTGACTGAGGGCCAGAAACAGGCCGTCGACAATGATCTACTGAAGATCGAGGATCCAAGGATGCCGATCAGTAAACCCCAAAGGCAAACCAAAGTAACTTTTGGTTCAGGAAACAAGTCGTAATCGGCACGGTTTGTTGGACGACCAATATTAACACGTATTACAAAGGAGTAATATTATGGCAAACATAGACGCACCATTCGGGTTTAGACCCGTACAAAAGGTGGGTGGTGGAGTATCAAACCAAGGGCAAACAGAATATGCTATTGCCAATAACTATGGTACCGCTATCTTCCAGGGTGATCCAGTTTCCTTCGCGAACACTGGTACACTCGTTCTTGCCAATGCTGCTGGTAGTACTATTGTTGGTATTTTTAACGGTTGTTTCTATACAGACCCAACAACACAAAAACCAACTTTTAGTAATTACTATCCAGGAAGCATTGTCGCCTCTGACATTGTGGCTAATGTGATTGATGATCCAAATCAATTATTTGAAGTTCAATGTAATGGCACAGTAACAGCTGCTAACGTAGGTGAAAACGCAGAAACATCTTACACTGCTGGCAGCACAAAGTCTGGTATTTCAAAAGCTGAAGTAGATACTTTCGCATCAAACGCTAGCTCAACATGGATTGTCGTAGGTCTTTCAAAAGATCCAGATAACGATGATACATCTGCTGCTAACGGTAATTTGATTGTGAAACCAAATCTTCACTACTACACAGGCGGAAAGGCAGGGGTATAAACCATGGCTATTTCAAGAAGTCAACTCGTTAAAGAGTTAGAACCAGGTTTAAACGCACTGTTTGGCTTGGAATATGCAAGATATGAGCAAGAGCACACCGAAATCTTCGATCAAGAGTCTTCTGACAGAGCATTCGAAGAAGAGGTAATGCTTTCAGGTTTTGGATCAGCTCCAGTTAAATCTGAAGGTGCTGGTATCTCTTATGATACAGCTGCTGAAGCTTATACTTCACGTTACACACACGATACAATTGCATTAGGCTTTTCAATCACAGAAGAAGCAATCGAAGATAACCTCTACGATCAACTTTCTTCTCGTTACACAAAAGCTCTTGCAAGATCAATGGCAAATACAAAGCAAGTAAAAGCTGCTGATGTTTTAAACACAGCTTTTGCTGCTGGTGGAGCCGCTGGTACTAACCCAGGTGGTGATGGTGTTTCACTTATAAACACAGAACACCCACTTGCAGTTGGTGGCCTATTCTCCAACAGACTAGCAACTGATGCTGACTTGAACGAAGTATCACTTGAGCAAGCTTTAATTGACATTGCTGCATTCGTAGACGAGCGTGGTTTAAAAATCGCAACTCAAGGTAGAAAACTGATTATTCCAAAAGAATTACAGTTTACTGCTGATCGATTAATGAACTCTGCTCTAAGAACTGGAACAGCAGACAATGACATTAATGCAATCAGAAACATGGGAATGATTCCTGAAGGTTATGTAGTAAATCACTTCTTAACTGACACAGACGCATTCTTCATTAAGACTGATGCACCAAATGGTCTAAAGCACTTTGTTAGAACACCTATGTCCACAAACATGGAAGGTGATTTTGACACTGGTAACGTAAGATACAAAGCTAGAGAGAGATACTCATTCGGTTTCTCCGATCCTAGAGGTATTTTCGGTACTTCAGGTGCCGCTTAATCTAACTACTTTGAAGAGGGAGTTTTTTGCTCCCTCTTCTTTCTAGAATGATCTGTAATATTTGCAGACAAAGTTTTAAAAAAAAACGATCTAATCAACTTTATTGTTCCTCCACTTGTAAAGAAAGAAATAAAAAAAAACCTTGGTTAAGGCATCGAAAAAATTCTTGTGAAATATGTGGGTTTATTCCCAAATTTATGTGTCAACTAGATGTCGATCATATCGACGGTAATAGAGAAAATAACGACGTCATTAATCTTCAGACTCTTTGCGCTAATTGTCATAGATTAAAAACATACGAAGCTAAAGATTGGAAAAGTAGATACGAATGAAACTGTTTACTGTTGTTGTTTTATATGATTAAATACACTCTCTAGTACAACAACGAATCATACGAACAGAGCTAGACTGACGGTATAGAGATCGTATGATGAGGTCTATACAACCATGGAGGTTTAATATGGCAACAACTACATTTACAGGCCCAATCGTAGGTCTTAGAGGAGTTATCGCTGGTCCAAATCCTAATGCTTCAGGAACAGATCAGGGTGGAACAACTCCATTTACAAGAACAAGCAACACTGTTATTACATCAGGTTCAACAGCATTAGATGCAACTACAAACGAAGGTGTAATGGCTTATGTTTCTAACGGTGCTAACGGAGCAGCAGTTATAGCTTTTTCAGATGGCGCAACTTGGTTAAGATGCGATACACTTGCTAACGTCTCATCTACATAAGGAGTAAAACATGGCTAACACAGTAACAGGACCTACAATTCAATTTCAAGGTGATCGTAAATTGATCAACACTTGTTTTGTATCTTGTGACGGTGGTAATACTAGCTCAATTACTCTTGTCGATGTGTCTGCTCTTGCTCCTAATAAAGCGGGAGAAGCATGCACTCAAGTATCCTTAAATAAAATTTGGTATCAGGGAGCTGGCGCAGCTAATGCTTCAGCT